AAATGTAAGTTATGGTAGTAATACAATGACCTTTACAGGTATAGTAGTTGCTTCTTATCATAATGTTTTGATTGACGCACAAGATGGTACCTGTTAATGTGGATAAAAAAATAAAAATAGATATTTTATAGTATGGCAAAACCAATAGTATTTTCATATAAAATTAAGGCTGATAACACGGATGTAGAACAAAGTATTGTTTCGATTGATGGCTTTAATAAAAGGATTAGTGAACTTAAAACGCAACTTGATAGTACAAGTTTTAATTCACCTGCATACAAAGAATATCAAAAAGAACTTAAAAGAACCGAAGGTGCATTTGAGGCTGTTAAGAACTCAAATAAATCATGGCTAGAAGTAGTTAGCGAAGCTCCAGGTATCGTAGGTACATTAGGTAAATCACTTCAAGGTGCGGGTAAGTTATTTGGTAATCTTGATATGGCCTTCAAGACAAGTGCCATAGGTTTAGTTGTTAGTTTGATAGCCCAACTTGTTGGAAAGTTTAGTAAGATGGAAGGTGTATTAGACCCGTTAAATAAAATAATGGGTATATGGTCTACTACTATGGGTAAAATAGCAAACTTTATTTTACCCCCAATTGCATCAGGTTTAGATTTAATAGCCACAGGTGTAGAAAAAACAATAGGATTTTTTAGTGGATTAGTTGGTGGTAGTGATAAATTAGGTGAGGAGCTAGGAAACCTTGAGGAACGCCAAGATAGCTTAAATGATAGTCAAGCCGAATATGAACTTGGTTTATCAAAGGCAAATAGAACATTACAAGAAGCCCGTGAAATAGCTAGTGATAGTACAAAACCCATAGGTGAAAGAAAACAAGCCTTAATTGATGCTGAAAAAATTGAAAGGGAGATAGCTGAAAAGGGTAAAGTCAGAGCATTAGAACAAGCTAGAATTACTGCAGAACAAATAGCTCAATCATTAGATTTAAGTGATGAGGAAATAAAAAACCTTCGTAAAGCTGATGCACAATACCTTGAAAGTTTTGCTACAAGGGTTGCGGCTCAAAAAGGGTTAAATCAAGAACAAAAAACAGCATTATTACAACAATTAAGTACTGTTGAAGATATTGACGCTCAAACAGCTAAAATAGGCAAGAAAACACAGGCTCAAATAGATGCATTAAGTAAAGAAGCTGCAGCTAAAGCTAAAGAAGCCGCTAAAGCTAAAAGAGATGCAAGAAAAGAGGAAATTGATGCTGAAATAAAGTTATTAACACAATTCCAAGATACAACACAACAGAAGGATGCAAAGTATTACGAAGACCTGAAAGAAAAGTTAATTAAATACTACGCAGAAAAAAATGCGTTAGAGGATAAGGATAAAAAATTAACCACAGCTCAAATCAAGGCAAGACAAAAAGAACAAGAAAAGGCTATAAATGATGCTATAGGTGGAATACAAACACAAACATCAAAACAAAAACAACTTGACGACCAACTTATCGAAAGTGCTAATAATGTTGCTAAAGCTAAACAAAAGGAAACTACCGATGTTGTAGAACAAATCAAAATACAACAAAAAGAGTTAGATGATAAACACACCAAAGATGCTATAAGATTACAAGAAGATGTTGATAATGCCAAAAGAACCTATGGTGAAAATAGCGAACAATTAAAGAATGCTCTAATAGCTCAAAATAATGCAGAAGCGGCATATTTTAATAAAAAGAAAGAAAACGATGCAAAAATCATCGATGCTGAAAAACAGAAAAAAGATGCGATTTTATCCATAGATGATGTACTGAACCAACAGTTAACCTCTCAACAAAAAGCTGGTATTGATAAACAGGTAAAGGAAATCAAAGATGGTGGGGATAAGAAAATTGAAGCCTATAAAAAACAACTTGATGAAGCTGTTAAAATAGGTGCTTTAACTGTCGAGGATGCAGCCGCTAAATTGAAAACCTTTACAGCATCAGTTGCTCAAAGTGTTAAGGAAACCACACACGCTGCAATAGGTCAGGACTTTTTAGATACAGTAAAGAATAACTTGGATGCAGCACTTTCAGGTACTAGTGTTGGTTATACAACAACTGTAGAAGCAATTAAGAAAGCACAAGATGAATTAGATAAAGCATATAAAGCGGGTACCATTAGTGAAAAACAATTTACGGATGCTTCTGTAGAAAATCAAAATAAAATGAAAGAAGCAAGAGGTAAAGTTTTAGAGGCCATGAATGCTGCATCGAGTGCGGTTGGAACTTTAGCCCAAGCCTTCGGGGAGGAAAGTACTGCGGGTAAAGCACTTGTTAAAGTTCAACAAGCAATAGCTTTAAGTTCAACAGCTATGGCGTTAGCCGATAGTATCGCAGGTATAGGTAAAGCAATTAAACAGGAGTTTCCAAAAAATGTTATTGCAGTTGCTTCTACATTAGCCTTGATAGGCACGGCATTCGCACAAACAAAAGCATTATTTGCTAAACAGGTTGGTAGTGCAGAAAGTAGTGCTGAAGGTACACCTCGTAAGTTAGCTGGTGGTGGTATGGTTAGTGGCCCTGGTACTTCTACAAGTGATAGTATACCTGCAAGTTTAAGTAATGGGGAAAGTGTTATAAATGCTAATTCAACAGCTATGTTCGCCCCAATTCTTTCAGCTATTAACCAAGTGGGTGGTGGTAAACCTTTTGCGTTTGGTGGGGTAGCTTCAACCAACGATTTGATACAACAACAAACAAATAATTTGGTAGCTTCTTTACAAGGTAGTGGTAATGAACCTATAAAAACTTATGTAGTTGCAAGTGATATGAGTAGTATGCAAATGTTCGATAGAGCACAAAAATCTCGTTCAACTCTTTAATGTTTTACAAAATAAAAAAAATTGATATTTATTAGTATATGACCCCGAAAATTATTGAATTGGTTATTGAGGATAATGACGGACAAGCTGGTTTAGATGGTATTGCGTTAGTAGAACATCCGGCTCATGAAGCTTTATTTGAGTATTTTGCAGAAACAGAAAAACCTACTTGTAATGATGGTAGTTGTGCACACTATGTTTTAAGTGATGCTGAAATACCACAGGTTATACAAATGTTTAATGCCTATGGTGAACCACAAGGTTTATTGGAAAGTGAAGGTTGGGTTATACATAGTGTTAAACAAATTAACAAACAAGATTTTGCTATTATTTCCAACCCAAATGCACCTTCAGCTCAAGATACTGACGAAGTAAAGTTTAGATACAAATATGTTGGCCCCAGAGATAAAAAGAATAGAACCTTTTGTGCTGAAATGATGGCTGCAAATAGGGTATTTAGAATTGAGGATTTAAGAACTATGAGCGACGAAAGTGTTAACCCTGTTGGCCCCAGCGGTTATTCAATTATAGAGTGGAGAGGTTCATATAATTGCCGACATAAGTTTGTGCAGTTAATGTATAGAAGGGTAGGTAAAATTATTGATAAGGCTTCGGTTAGAACAGGTTTAATAGATGAGGATGGAATGCCAGGGCCAGATACAAGAACAGAAGCAACAATTAGAGCTGGTAATACACCTCCAAGAACGGGTTTTGGAAAAATACAAACTAAAAAATTATTTAATTAACATGGCAACATTTACAGAGTTTATTTCAACACTTAACAGTTGTAAACAACAAGCTATATTCTGGCATAATCAAACTAAATCTTTCTCGGAGCACAAGGCTTTAGAAAACTTTTATGATGAAATACTTGGTATATTAGATGGTTTAGTAGAAAGTGTTGCAGGGATTTATGGTAGACCACAGGGATATACAACACATGCTCCTGAGGATTATAAATCAAAAGAACAACTTATAGCTTATTTCAAGAAAGTTTACGATTACATCCAAACAGAAAGAAATACAATTTATAAAGAAACTTGGGTACAAAATCAAGTTGATGAAATAGCACAACTTGTTGCAGAAACATTATACCTTTTAACTTTAGTTTAATGAGTACATTTGATATAAATGTTAGTGGTTTAGCTCCTTATGTAGACCAAATCAAGAAACCGAAAAGGAAACCTGTTTTAACGGGTGATATGGGTATAACTGCATTACCTTTATTTGAGAATAAGGCTGATGCAGAAGCTATGGCTAAATCGATTGGATGTAAAGGTTCACACGAACACAAATATGGTGATAAAACCCTTTATATGCCTTGTGAGGAACATCCAGAAGGTTATGCTGATTTAGAGGATGCATGTTGGCCTGGATATACCGCAATAGGAACGAAAACTGAAGGTGGCCGTGAAGTACCAAATTGTGTACCTGATAAAGATGAAATGTCTGCAGATGGAGAATATGTGGTAGGTGAGTTTGAGAGCTATACAGATTACCCCGAACTTATTAAAAAAAATGCACAAGCCGCATTAGATTATATTGAAAAGTCGGGAAACCCAAAAGATTGTATGACGCAAGTTGGTAAAGTGAGAGCACAACAGTTAGCTCAAGGTAAGCCAATTTCGATTGAAACAGTAAAAAGGATGAAAGCCTATATTACAAGACATAAAGTAGATTTGGAAAGTTCTAAATCTTATGATGATGGTTGTGGTAAATTAGCTATGGATGCTTGGGGTGGAGTTGAAGCACTTAATTGGGTTGAAAGTACCATCAACAAATATGAAAAAATGGCTGGTGAAAAGGTAAGCATCGATTATGATGATACTTTGAGTACAAAAAGGGGGCAAGAATTAGCTAAAAGGTTGATTAGTGATGGTATTGACCTACATATTATAACAAGAAGACAAAGTACCGCAGGTGATGAAGTATACAAAACAGCACAACTTGTTGGTATCCCCACAGAAAAAGTACATTTCACAAATGGAAAAATGAAATGGGAAACAATTAAAAAATTAGGTATTGTTAAACATTATGATAACAACCCTGATGAAATTAAAGCAATAGAGGAAAACCTACCTGAAGTGAAAGCAATTAAGTTTCAAGTAGAAAATACTTTAGATGATAAAGTTTATGATATACCTGATATCCCTTCAAGTATGTATGGTAGTGATACATTTTCAAGTCAAAATGAAACGACATTTTCCGTATTCAACAACGAACAAAGATTAGTAGTTGGTGCGGCTATGATACCTGATAAAATGATTATTAGGAGAAATGAAATCACAGGTGAGATTTACTATGTTTATTTCACACCAGAAACGATTTTGAAACTACAACAGAAATACATGAAGGATAAGTTGTTAGATAAAGCCAATATCGAACATCAAAGAAAGTTCTTAAATGGGGTTGATGTTGTGGAAAGTTGGATTGTTGAAGACCCACAAAAAGATAAGCAACAAGTATTCGGTATGAATTACCCAAAAGGAACATGGATGATTATTATGTCCTTGAAAGATAATGAGGATGCTTGGGAAAAAGTTAAAAATGGAACCCTTCGTGGCTATTCCGTACAAGGATATTTCTTGGAAAAAGCAAAGTTCAATAGTCAAACACACGAAGTATTAGATGAAATAAAAGAAATATTAAAACAAGTAAAATGATGAATTACCAAGACGCTATTAAAAAAATAAACAAACTACTTGGTTTGTATAAGTTCAATTCATATAAGTTAATGGAAAATGGCGAGGAGCTAATTACTGATGGTGATTTAGCTGTTGATGAGCCTATTTATATTATTACACCAAACGGACAATTACCGGCTCGTGATGGTGAATACGAATTGGAGGATACAACCAAAATAAAAATCAAGGACGGATTAGTCCAAGAAATAAAATACAATATGGAAACAAAAGAAAACATGACTGACGCAACTCTTAAAGACGGAACAGTTCTAAAATCACCGACTTTTGATATAGGTGAGGAAGTATCGATGATTGCAGCTGATGGCAAATCTCAACCAGCTCCCGATGGCGAACACGAAATCGCATTAAAGGATGAAAGTGGTAATGAAAATGTCATTAGAATTGTAGTTAAAGATGGTAAAATCACAGAAAGAGAAAATGTTGAGGAAGCAAACCCTGAAATGTCCGCAAAGGAAAACATGGAGGAGATGGTACCGAACATGACCCCTGATTTATCACAAGGTAATGATATTACTGATGAAGAGTTTAAGAAAACTGTAATGGGTATTCTTGGTGATATTAAAGATGCGATTGGTGGCATCGTTAAAGAACAAGAAGACATGAAGTCAAAAATGGCAAAGTTCAGTAAAGAACCAGCTGGAGAACCAGTAAAACAACCAAAAAACTTGGCAAGTGAGTTAAACTATGGGAAAAACGAAGCGTTTGCCCAACTTGTAAAAATTAGAGCACACGCTCATTAAAAAAAATAAATAAAAAATAAAAAAAAACGAAAATTATGTCAAATACTAAAAAATATGACTTCGGTTTTAATTTAAGTTCACTCGCAAGCTACACGGACGAAGTGGGTGGAGAACTTATTAGACGCGCAATTCTTGAAGGTGAGACAGCAAAAATCATCAAGGTACAAGCGGGGGTTAAAGGTAGTCAAGCGATTAACCTTTTAGACAGCACTTTGTATGTGCAGGATGGCACATGTGGCTGGAATGCTTCAGGTACAACTACATACACACAAAGAGATATTACTGTGTGTCAGTATAAAATTAACGAGGCATTATGTCCCGCTGATTTAAATAATTACTGGCTAGGTCAGTTATTAACACCAGGCTCAACTCCGGAAACTGTACCGTTTGAGGAGCAAATCTCAATTCTAAAAACTCAACAAATCAGTCAGTATGTAGAGAACCAATTATGGCAAGCTTCATCTGCAACTACATGTTTTAGTGGTTTCAAGGAATTATTACAAAACACTTCAGGTGTAAACAACTTAACAGGTCAAACAGCAATTGCTCCATCAACAGCGTTATCTCAAGTAGATACTTTGATTGAAGCTATTGAAGATGATGTAGTTAACAGAACGGATTTAGTCGTGTTTATGTCGCATAGTGCGTATCGTAAATATTTGATTAACTACCGTACGGCAAACTACTACCACTATAACCCTGAAAGTTCTTATGAGGACTTCAAGACATTCCACCCTGGCACTAATATTTTGGTACATCCAGTAGGAGGGCTAAACAACTCAAATCTTGTGGTATTAGGTATCGCAGGTTATATGGTTATGGGTACAGATTTGTTATCTGACGAAACAATTAAGATGTTTTATTCTGTC